GGTGATATGGTAAAGGAATGGGTACGTTGCTTAAAAAAAGGAGGATTCTTACAAACGGAGACCGTGGACATGGGTCGCGCTATGGACAACTGGCGAAACATACCAGAAGAGAATCTTATTGACTGCATGTACGGAGCTGAGACCTACGATGAGAACTTCCATAAAATGCTTATGACTCAAGAAATCCTCACTAGACTCTATGAAGAGGCTGGACTAGAAGTGACAGAAGCAGTTGGTTTTATCCACAGAGAGATACCAAGAATGATTATTAAAGGAACTAAATTATGATACTACTAACAGGTGGAGAAGGATTTATAGGAAAGCATTTTCAAAAGAAGATTAAATGTCACGTTTACGATTTAGTAAACGGAGATGATATTCGAGATAAATACAAGCTGGATAATCTTTTCGGGAAAGAGAAGTTTGATATTTGTATCAATCTTGCTGCTAAAGCTGGCGTTCCTATGGGAGAGGAGTATTATCGAGAGTTTTTTGAGACTAATTGTATAGGCCTAAAGACACTCATTGAAGTCTGTAAGAAACATAAAACCAAGCTTATTCATTTTTCTTCTTCATCAGCCATCGAAGCTAAGTCAGTATATGGAATTACTAAGCTTGCAGGAGAGAAGTTGTTAGAAGCTTCTGGAATTGACTATCTTATTATTAGACCATTCACAGTAGTTGGCGAAAACGGAAGAAAAGAAATGGTTATTTATAAATGGAAGGGTCAATATGAAAGAGGAGAGAAGATTTCTTTCTATGGAGATGGTACTACCTTTAGAGGGTACACTTATGTCGGAGATCTAATTGACGGAGTGTTAGCCTCACTGCATGTAAGTAAGAAAACCCTAAACGTAGGCGGTAGTCAAAAGGTGACTTTAGAAGAACTTTGGTCTATATTTAAGGAAGTTTATCCTGACGCTCAACGTGAAATTCTACCACTTCCGAGTTACGATATTACAGGAGAGATGGCTGATATTTCTCTTACAACTGAACTTACAGGCTGGACTCCAAAAACTGATATTAAGCAAAAGATAAAAGAACTCTTATGAACGTACTTAGACCTGTATTTAGTCAAAGTGAACACGAGCAGATACTCGCTGGTATCAGTGAGATTTTGGATAGTGGATGGATGGGTCAAGGCCCGAAAGTTAAAGAACTAGAGGAAAAATGGGCTAAACTAGTAGGGGCTAAGTATGCTATTGCTACTAACTCTTGTACTGCTGCTCTAGATATAGCTGTTAGAATTGTAGACCTACCGGAAACAGTGACAGTCTCTCCCTTTACGTTCATATCTTCCGCTTTGTGCGCCTTAAACATAGGAAAGAAGATTAAATTCGTAGACATTGACCCTAAGAGCTACTGCACTCCGAAAGCAGATATTCAGGTCATGTATGCTGGAAATCAGTTTGGAGAAGGTAAAATTTATGACATGGCTCATTCTTCAGGGGCAAAGCATAAAGGAGAAGTCTCTTGTTGGTCTTTCCATGCGGTTAAGAATCTCCCTACCGGTGATGGTGGTATGATTACGATGAATGACGAAGAACTTTACAAAAAGGCCAGAGCTATTTCTTGGTGTGGTATTGATAAAAGCACCTTTGAACGTAACGGGAATAAATATAATTGGGATTATGAGGTCACCGAACAAGGATTAAAAGCTCACATGAATGACATTACAGCTGTTATTGCTTTGGCGAAGCTTGAGAATCTTGAAAACGACAACAACTACCGGAAGCAACTCGCTTATTGGTATGACAAATATCTTCCAAAAGAGATAGAACGTCCATTTCACAGTGAGACAAACCATCTTTATACTATCCAAGTAGATAACCGAGATGGATTGATTGATTACCTAGCGGAAAACGGTATTGGAACTGGGTGTCATTATAAGCCTTTATATAAATACACCAAGGTTTTCGGTGAAAGCCCTACTCTTCCAGTAACAGAGAAGGTTTTTTCTCGTATCATTTCCCTACCAATGCACTTGCAAGTAACCCGTGAAGACGTAGAGAGAATTTGTAACCTTATCAAAGAATATGGACGTAACATTTAGAGGCCCTTCTGTAGACACATCTAGTGAGCCACAAGAGTTTAAACCTGTTAAGCTTACCGATGCTGGCAATCACGATAAAGCCCTCTCACACGCACCAGAATTTAGCTCACAGAGCGAATTAGAGAGATGGGAAACAGAAAATGGGAAATACGGACTGGAATATCTAGGTATTAAGGAGATTGCTAAGGAATTTCCTTATAGTGCTGACTTCTCTGTTGTGGATAACTACTTAAAGGAGACTCTCAAAGAAAGAGGCTACGATCAAACACCTGAACGCTGGCAAGATGTTCTAAGGGAAATTGAAGACGAAATAGGAAGCAAAAACCTGAACGCTATTGACCGATTGAAAAAGATTGCTGGTTACGTTAAGGTCGCCAAAAAAATGAATGAACTTAAAAAACTTAAGGACTCTTATAGAAACTTCTCTCCTGGCGAAAAGTTGTAGAGTCTTTTCGCTGGGATAGACATTTGTATTATTTTCCTATTGTGATATTATTTAAGTAACTCTACACCGATTATAATTGGCTGTGGATTTTCTTTATATATATGGCTTACGCTGTAAAAACACTCGCTGACCTAAAGCAAAGCTTGAGTGATCGCCACGACAATGGCACCGTACCTACAAACACCACTATCCTTGCAAAGTACGTCCGTCTCCTGAATAGAGGTGTTGAATACTGCACCGATAGAATGAGAATACGAGACACTCAGTCAGTTGTTGTAACTTCTGGTGTAGGAACACTTCCAACTGGTTTTATTCTCGCCAATTCTGTTTTTAACTCTTCAAACGTAGCCCTGGTAATGGTAGACCCAGAAGATGCTACTATGCACACTGGTCTGGTTTATTGGATAACCGGTAATCAAACGAGTGGCTTTACTTTAAATGTCCCGACTGACGGTACTTATACCGTCAATTATGCCTTTCGTCCTACCTGGATGTCTTCTAATTCCGATGTTTGTATTGTCCCTGATATTGAAGCTCCTGTGGCTTATGCCTATGCCATGCTCCGTAAATCAGAGTCAGACCCTTTTGAAGACTCTGAGGCCTCTCTCCAGGAATGTGACGCTCGTATAGCTGAAATGAATAGTGCTATGTCAATCAATGATGACGCTATCGGATTTACTATGGACTTTGAAAGTAATACAGTACCTAATTGGTTTCAGCAACTGTAATGGCTAAGGGGATAAAGAACCAACAATACGACGATTTTGGGAAAGGCCTGAACCTATTCACCAGAGATACGATGCTTAAGGAGAATGAGTCTCCTGTTGCTTATAATGTGTGGGCTACTGGTAAGAACTCTATTAAGAAACGTCCTGGAGTAGTTAGGCTTTGTACGATTGCAGGTGGAAACAAGATTGATGGCCTTGGTGCTTTTAATAACGGTGCCACTCGCAAACTTATTGCCCTCTGTGGTGGTACTCTATATGACGTAACTTCGGGAACAGCTACAGCTCTTTCAGCCTCTCCTACAACGGCAGGGGTTTTTACTTCTGGAAATCGTGGAGACTTTGTTCAGGCAGGAGGTTCTCTTTTCGTTGCTAATGGAGTGGAAAATATAAGGGTTATTGACTCTTCTTATACAGTTCGTGACCAAACAGGCTCTATTAAGGCAAAATACATGATTTTCTATAAGTCTTGTCTTTGGGCTACTGGAAACACTGACGCAGGAAACGAAACACGCCTCTATCGTTCTGGTTCAGATACATTCATTGGGAACTTTACAAACTCAACCGCTAACGCCCTTGCTACCTCAGTCTACATTTCAAAATCAGACGGACAGTATGTTAAAGGCTTTTTCAAACACCAAGATTACCTCTACGTTCCGAAAGAAAACTCTCTGTGGCGGTCAAATGTCGGAACTGATACTTATCAGCTTATTACCAACGAACTGATTGACCCTGCTCGTGGGTGTGACTCTCACCATTCGATTGATTCGGTAGATAACGACAACTTCATGTTTCAAGAGCAAGGGGTTCTTGCTACTGGTTATGAGCCGAACATTCTTGACCAGATTAGAACCAACATCGTCTCACTTCGCATTGACCCAGACCTAAAATCTATTCAGAAATCAAGACTCGAAAACGTGGAGGGTATCTTCTTTGACACTCACTACTACCTTTCTTACACGTCAGGAGGGGGTACGGTAAACGATGTCATTAAGGTTTATGACCGTCAACGCTTGGGCTGGTGGGAGTTTCAAATCGCTATCAATGACGTATTTACAGGAGCTAATTGTTTCTCAGAATTTAAAAACTCAAGTGGAGAAACAAAACTTTATTTCGGTTCAGGTGTAGACGGCTCTATCTATTATTTTGATGATGCAGTAAAACAAGACGATTCTTATGCTATTCTTACACAATATAAAACACCGAAACTTTCATTTGGTGAGTATTCTCAAGAAAAATTCTTTCTTGATATGCTCATCTATTTTGGAAAAACCCCAGGACTTGTTACGATAAACGTATATATAGATGACACTTTAGCGGCTACTGAACAAGTACAAATAGGCTCAACTGGAACATCAGGAACAGGTATTGAAAAAACTGGTGTCGGTAAAACGGGTGTCGGAGGCGGCTCACTCACTCCAGCAGACTCAGGAGGAGGAGACTTTGTAAGAATCCCACTCGGAATCACAGGACGGAATATCCAGGTAGAAATAACAGATGAAGACACAACAGGGACGAGATCATGGGAAGTAAATGCAATGCACTACCACTACAAACCGCTGTCACCACTCTATCAACCTAACACTAACTAAAACACTATGTTACGACCAAACCACTTAGACAACTTTGGAACAAACCTCACCAGTACGACAAATGCCAGTGACACTACTTCACCAGTAAACTCTGTACCTTCAATTGCAGCCCCTTTTTGGGTGGCTTTTGACGCTACAAATATCAACTCTCACTATGAAAGGAAGCTGATTACATCAAAGACAGCTACAAAC